GGATGATCCAAGCGCTGTGTTCAAGGTCTGCGCTACCGTTGCCAGTTCTACCGTTCCAACAGCTTACAGCCGTTCGATTGTTGGCGCTAACGTAGCATTGGTTGCAAACGTTGGTTCAACAAATACTGGTGACTCGTATTACGGTATTGACGGTTCTTCCGCCAACACTACCAATACATTGCCCGTCCGCGTTGTTGATGTTGTGCCTGATACTGCAACTGGCTTGCCAACAGTAGCCGCTACAACATATTACGAGTTTCTCGTAAAGTTCAACACAGCCCAGTACAACAGTACTACCGGCATCTAAGGAGTAAATCATGGCTATTTCACGCGCACAGCTACTTAAAGAGTTGCTCCCCGGTCTGAACGCATTGTTTGGTCTGGAATATGCCCGCTACGGCGAAGAGCATAAAGAAGTCTACGAAACAGAAACATCTGAGCGTAGCTTTGAAGAAGAAACGAAACTGTCTGGTTTTTCTGCCGCTCCTGTCAAGAACGAAGGCTCCGCCATCGCTTATGACAATGCACAGGAAGCATGGACTACTCGTTACAACCACGAAACCATTGCCTTGGGTTTCTCAATCACTGAAGAAGCGATTGAAGATAACCTGTACGACAGCCTGTCTGCTCGTTATACAAAGGGCTTGGCTCGCGCTATGGCATACACCAAGCAAGTTAAAGGCGCTTCCGTTTTGAACAACGGTTTCTCCTCTTCTTATGTTGGTGGTGACGGTGTTGCCTTGTTTAGCACTGCCCATCCTTTGGTCAGCGGCGGCACAAACTCAAACACCCCATCTACTCAGGCCGATTTGAATGAGACTTCCTTGGAAGCCGCAGTTATTCAGATCGCCGCTTGGACAGATGAACGTGGTTTGTTGATTGCAGCCAAGCCTAAAAAGCTGGTTGTTCCTCCAAGCCTGATGTTTGTGGCTACCCGTTTGTTGGAAACCGAACTCCGCGTCGGCACAACCAACAACGACATCAATGCTATCAAGAACAATGGCGCAATTCCAGAAGGTTACTGCGTCAACCACTTCTTGACCGATCCAAATGCTTGGTTCTTGACCACTGACGTTCCAAACGGTTTGAAGCACTTTGTGCGCACACCGTTGCAGAACTCTATGGACGGCGACTTTGATACCGGCAACGTCCGTTACAAGTCCCGCGAGCGTTACAGCTTCGGCTGGTCTGATCCATTGGGCATCTTTGGTTCTTCCGGTTCATTCTGATCCGGCCAAAAAAAGAGGGGCTTCGGCCCCTTTTTTTATGTTTAAACTGTTGTTGACATTGTTTAAATCGTGTATATTGCATTAACTGGGTGATTACCTGTGCCGGACTGCCCCAGCAGACGATGCAACGATTGGTACGGGTACTTTTGCATAAGGACTTTTTGTCATGGCACGTTCTACTTTCTCCGGACCTATTCTGGCCGGTAACGCTCGTTTTGGTCCCGTCCGCGATGTTGGCTACGCTGATTTGGTTCAGGGTGTCAGTATTGTTTTAACAAACACCACAAACGCAACAGCCGGTTACGGTGGCGCTTCTGGTCAGTTTGTCAACGGTAATCTGATCCCCAACGTCAATGCCAACGTTTACACGTTGAGCACAACCGCATATCCTCCAACGGCAGCAACAATTACTGCTGACGCGGGCACGTCTGGCTCTGGTACTTTGTATCGCGGCGCTGTGTTTTATTTGCCTGTTGGCTCTGACATCAATGATTTTCTGTTGGATACCAACGTAGCCATCACAGCTACTGGCGGCACACTGGGCACAGTGACAGCCAAGATTGGCAACACATTTAACGACACCACCTACGGTAACGTTACCTCAATGAATGCCGCCACTGGCCGCAACACCGTTGCTCAAACTGGCGCTCAATTGTTGGCTACCAATGCCACAACCTCTGACTTTACCAACCCTAACGGCGTGATTGAGCCAGCTACCTTTTCGCAAGTCGTGGTCACATTGACCATTCCTTACACAGGCGGCACAGGAACAACATTGCCCGTAATTACTGCTGGCACATTTACTTTTGCATTGCGTTATTCGCAACTTGATTCCAATATTGGCAACAGCACCACTTACCCATACGGTAACTTTGATTAATTAATCTTGGGGGCTTCGGCCCCCGTTTTAAAGGAGATTGATTATGACGATGCAATATGATGTTAAGCAGGCTCATGCAAACCAGTCTGGTTTTATGGTGCTTGATCGTGTGCGTGTTAAGGCTGTCGCTTTTGTTGGCACTACAACCGCAGGCCAGTTTGTGCTTTTTGATACAACCACTGCACCTGTTTCCAGCAGTGTAACTTACGCACGTTCTGGCACAACCATTACCGTTTCAAAAACGGCGCATGGTTTATTGGCCGGACAGACAATTGGCATTGACTTTGATTCTGGTACGGGCGGTTCAGCCACACCCGGAAATTACGTTATTGCCACAGCAAGTGCAAACAGTTTTACCATTACAGACATTAACTCTGGGACCATCACAGGGACACCAGCCGCCGTTTATTCAACAGGCCGATGGATGATGACTTTTGATGTTGCTGCAAACGACATTTACAATAATGGCAGCAGCATCATACCCGGCGAAGGTTTGCTGGCTCAAAATGGCGTTTACGCTTACATGGTCAACATGGCGGCAGTGAGTGTTTTTTATGGCTAACACCAAAAAAGCAACCTTGAATGGGCGGACGCTGTTTATCGGCATACCCGCCTATGATGGGAAGTTAAACATCAAGACCGCATTTGCTCTGGCGCAGTTAATGCCCAAAGCAATGAGTCTTGGTGTGTCCGTTATTTTGTCCGATCTTTCTAACTGCTCCATCATTACAATGGCGCGAAACTCCTTGGTTCATGAGTTTTTGAAGACGGACGCAACAGACCTGTTATTCATTGACGCAGATGTAATTGCTACGGCAGATGACATCCTGCGATTAATGGCTCAAAGCGGCGACAAAGACGTTACTACGGGCGCATACCCACGCAGAGCCAAAGATCAAAACTTCTTTGCTGACCTGTACTTTGATGCCAATGGCAATCTGGAGTTTGACGGGTCATTAATGCGTGTCGAGCGTGCGCCTACGGGGTTCATGTTAATCCAGCGTCACGTTATTGAGCAGATGGTGTTTGCTCACCCTGAGTGGACATATGAAAAATCACCGACTGAAACAATGTCGGCTGTGTTTGACTTTGCCATTGTGGATGGCAAGTATGTGGGCGAGGATTACTTGTTTTGTGACCGCGCTACAAACATGGGGTTCAAAATATACATTGACGTAGATATTAGCCTGCCGCACGTAGGCTCAAATGAATTCAGTCGTAATTTCCGTGAAGAGGTTGTAATGCCTTTGCTGGAAAACATCTACAACTCCAAGTTGAAGGCGGCATGATGGCAACCAAAAAGAAAACCCCATCTTTGGCTGTTGGCCGTGGTGAGAAGCTGCCTGTTTCTAAGGGCGCAGGTTTGACTGCCAAGGGCCGGGCTAAGTACAACGCCGCTACAGGCAGTAACTTGAAGGCCCCGCAGCCACAAGGTGGACCACGTAAAGATTCATTCTGCGCCCGCATGTCTGGCATGCCCGGCCCAATGAAAGACGAAAAAGGCAAGCCTACCCGCAAGGCGGCTGCATTAGCAAGGTGGAAATGTTAAATGGACTTCAATACACTTTGGTCAGCAGCACTGACTCTTGTAACCACGCTCATTGGAATGACGTTGCGGGAAAAGTTTGCGGAAATCAAACGCATCGACATTTTGCTGAACAAAACACGCGAGGAGATTGCCCGTGATTACGTTACTCAAACAGAAGTGCAACGCATTACTGACCACATTGACCAGCGCTTTAACAAGCTTGAAGCAAAGATTGACCAACTTATTCAAGCGGGGCGATGATGCCAGTAACAAGTGAAAAACAAAAACGCTTAATGGATGCGGCTGCGCATAACCCGCAGTTTGCAAAGGCTGTGGGCATACCCACATCTGTTGCCAAAGATTTTAGCGAAGCAAGCAAGGGCATGAAGTTTGGCAGTGGTTCAAAGACCCGCGCAGACCTTCAAAAGATTAACAACCCAAAAACAGAGCATGGTCAATCTGCTTTGTTTGCAAAAGGCGGCAAGTTATTTGGCGGTAAGGAATCTTACGGTGAAGAACTGAAAGAAGCCAAAGCAGTCAAATCGGGAAAAATCACCCCCCGGCAGTATGCACGCGGTGAAAAATCTGAAGAAGCCAAAATGGCTAAAGGTGGCAACATGGCAACAAAGAAAATGGCAAGCGGCGGTAACACTACGGGTAAAACAGGCATTTCTGAAAAGAAAGGCATGACAACCGAAAAAATGAGCGCAGTTCGCACTGCCGCTCCAAGCCGTGATGGTTTGGCTCAAAAGGGCAAAACCCGTGGCATGATGCCCAAGATGGCAGGTAACTCTATTGGTACTGGTCCCGCTATGAAGCGTGGCGGTCGCACCAAGTAAGGAATTAACATGGCTAACAAATTAGCTGGTTTGGCAGCGTTAGCTGCGTTGGGGTATGGGGCCAATAAGTTCTTTAACAAGGACAAAACCTCCAGCACCTCCACTCAAGAAGAAGTTCCAATTACGCAAGCACGTCGGATGGTTGACCCTCTTGAGGCTGCAAACAATTCCCAAGAGTCTCAAGACATTGCTAATGAAGAAATGTCTAAAGCGCGTGAAATGCGAGGAGAAAAAATCCTCAAAGAAATGCGTGACTCTGGGTCAAAAACTTCTGCATCTTCTACATCCGCCGCAAAAGCCAAAGCATCAACTCAAACTGATGCGCGTGACCGCGAAGCTGGCACATCGCGTGGCACTCGCGTTGTAACGCCAAACCCACGTGATCTTGAAGCAAATATGTCCCGTGGCCGTCGCGCCCCCGTTGCGCAAGATGATTCTGGTTATACGGGTCAAGGCGGGAGTGGTCGCGGCGGACAAGGTGGACCAACTGCCGATGAGATGGCAAGGTACGTTCAAGTCCCAAATAGCGCCCAGACCCAAGCTGGCTTGGAAACAATGGTTGGCGGTCCCAGTTTAAAAGCTCTTAATGCTATGGCAAAAAGTGCCGCAGGGGTTGCAAAACCAGTCAAGTCTGCTGCAATGCAAGCTTATGAACGTGCAAATATGGCCGACAGGCTTAATCCAAACCGAGCTGTATCAAGCTCTGCCGCCAAACGGGTATTAGATGAAGCCGATACTACCGGCGGCGCAAGCAGTTTTGGCTACCGCAAAGGCGGCGCAGTTAAAAAGATGGCAAAGGGCGGAATGACATCCGGCCCAATGTCAAATGCATCCCGTCGAGCCGATGGTATTGCCTCCAAAGGCAAAACCCGTTGCAAAATTTGTTAAGGAGCTTATTATGAAAAATATGGTCAAAGAAAAAATGGAACCCATGTCTGGTCCTGACATGAAGCGTCATGACGACTTCATCTCCCAGCATGAAGCACCAGATTTTAAACATCATAAAAATGAATTTAAAAAGCATGCCGCAGGGCATCAACATCACATGGATCAAGTAATGGCCTTGTGTGGTGGCGGTATGTCTAAGAAAATGGCTCGCGGCGGGATGTGCTGAAATGATGGCAAGTCGGGGGATGGGGGACGTTTCCCCCAGCAAAATGCCCAAAGGTGAGCGTAAAGCCCGCCGGGATGATACTGACTTCACGCAGTATGCTGAAGGCGGTCCTGTTGGCTTGTATGCCAACATCAACGCCAAACGTCAAAGGATTGCCAAAGGCTCCGGTGAACACATGCGTAAGCCGGGGTCAAAGGGTGCACCCACGAAGCAAGCTTTCATCAACTCCGCAAAAACTGCTAGGAAGTAATCGTGGCATACACATCTGGTGTTTCAACCTTCAACCTTGACCTCACGGAAATCGTGGAGGAGGCGTTTGAACGCTGCGGTAGGGAGTTGCGCACCGGATATGACCTGCGCACTGCTCGTCGCTCGTTGAACCTCATGTTTGCCGATTGGGCAAACCGTGGTTTAAACATGTGGACGTTCGAGCAGGGCACGATTACTTTGGTCCCGGGCCAGAGCACATATGCATTGCCAAACGACACGGTTGACTTGCTTGAGCACGTCATCCGCACGGGCGCTGGCAATGTATCTACTCAGGCCGACCTGACTATCACGCGCATAAGTGTTTCTACCTATGCCACGTTGCCCAATAAGCTGCAGCAGGCCAGACCCATTCAAGTTTGGATTCAACGCATGTCCGGTCAGGATAATGCGGTTGGCGCGGTGACAACAGCTTCCATGTCAGCAACAGCCACATCCATCACGGTGGACAATGTGGTTAACCTGCCTGCCGCAGGCTTTATCAGGCTGGATACTGAGGTGATCAGCTATGGCTCAATCACGCAGACATCAGGCTCATTGGGCGGCACATTAAATAACTGTGGCCGGGCGCAGCAAAGCACCTTGGCAGCTACGCA